CTCTCTTCTTCTCTTGCCCCCCACATCTGAGCCTCTATGATGTCATCGAGCATGCTGTAGCTCAGGAAAGGCTCCTTTTGGATGTGGATCTCGTAGGTTCCCTTTGGGCATGATGGGAAATATGAGCGATCGTCCCTATATGCCCTATTCTTGATCTCCCCAGTTTCCTTCTCGATGAAAAATGAATTGTCTGGATTCATCTTGCTTCTGGCGCAGGCCATCATTTCTTTTTTCGCATCATCGCTTGGCATCATAAGCATCACATTTCATCTCCAATACCCTATACACGTCGCCAGTATATATAGATTACGTTTCGTAATCTAACTATTCTATGATTGTTACCAACGAGTAGCGTAAGCTATATATACTTACATCGCGTAAGGGAGCGCATGTCAGAAAAATCTGAATTCGATGCAATTGTAAACGCGAATTTCGCAGTATCTATTCCAGCTGCGACGCGCGACAAGTTGGGCATCGAGAAGGGGGACATTCTCAAGGTATCGATCGAGAAAGCCCCCAAAGTCGGAGGATCGAGACGATGAAGATAGACTATATACCACCAGGGCCATATGATGCCCTGATGGAAAGCGATCTACGAAAGATCGAGAAGAGCTCGCCAGCCACACCCCGCGATGCCATGGAGGCAAACCTGCTCTGGATGGTCGCGCATGAGCTGGACGACCCCGAGTACTACGGCCCGCGCATTCGCGCGCTGAGTGATAGGCTGGGATGCTGAATGGAACCGCGAGAAGATCAGATTAAGCGGGCCTACGAGGATCTCCGAACGGCCCGCATAGAGATGCACGAGGTATCTGAGAGAGACTTAGTCGCGAGGACGACCCTGAAGCAGAAGGAAGCGGCCTTGCTGCTGAGCGGGGCCATCATCGGCAAGAATGCCGAGACTCGCGATGCCCAGCTCAAAGAGGGCTGCAAAGAAGAGCTGGTGGCGGTCGAGGCCGCGCGGCTAGAGAAGGCGGAGGCGCAGCTCAGGATGGACCTGGCGATTATGCGGGCCCAGGAGCTTCAGTGGCTCATCAGGAATGATCAGGCCACTGCAGATATTGATGTGCGGGGATATGTGGCATGACCGCTGAAAACATCGCTCTGGCGCTCTGGCTGGCCTTCATCGCCCTGGGGGTCGTCTGTATCTACCAGCTATCCACGGCGGTAGTGGATGCTGCAACCCTCTCCATGAGCGGGTCCTGCACCGGCCAGGGGTTCACCAACATCACGGTGGAGGCAGATCTCCTCATGGCCGCCATCAACCAGACGGCGAACGGAACCACCTGGCAGATCTGGGGGGCATCGGTATGAGCACAGAAGCTGGCATCTATCTGTTCTGGATCTGCCTGTTCCTGGGCATATTCCTGATCCTAGAGGCGGCCCAATGAGCGCCGGTACTGGGGTCAGAAGGCGCACCCGCCGGGCCAACGCCGAAGCCCAATGGAGGGCTGTCCACCACAGGCAGAAAGCGATCTACCGGACCCTTCTGGAAGAGCCTGGAGCCCGTGATTATGCGATCAATCTCAGAGGGATGGCATGAAAGTGCTCGTGGCATGTGAGTTTTCCGGTGTCGTCCGAGACGCTTTCCTCCTGAGAGGGCACGACGCGGTGAGTTGTGATTTGTTGCCGTCTGAGAGACCTGGACCACATATCCAGGACAATGTTCTGAGCCACCTCTCCGAGGGCTGGGATCTCATGATAGCTCATCCACCATGTCAACATTTGGCATCGAGTGGCGCGAGATGGTTCGCAGAGAAGCGGGAAGATGGCCGTCAGCAACAGGCCATAGAATTCTTCCTCCGGATCGCCGATGCGAAAATTGAAAAAAAGTGTATAGAAAATCCGGTTGGAATAATGTCAAATTTTTATAGGAAGCCAGACCAGATCATCCAGCCATACCAGTTCGGGCATGCTGAAACGAAAAAAACATGTCTCTGGCTGGATGGATTGCCCGCGCTACTACCATCTGAAATTGTTGAGCCGGATTTTCACCGGAAGAAAGACGGGTCATACTATCAGGATTCTGGCGGGAAACGATATTCCCGGATCCATTTTGTTTCTGGTAGAATGCCAGCGGAAGAGCGCCGCAAGATTCGCAGCAGGACATATCCCGGAATCGCGGCTGCTATGGCTGATCAGTGGGGTGACATCGCATGAAATCAGCTTTCGCCGCCATGCTCCGTGCAGGAATCACCAGGGCGATATTCTCAGCTCGCTGCGACTTCCTGGACCGCAGAGGCTTCCTGGCACTCAACCAGATCCAGACGCCCACCGAGATGGCCGAAGAGCACGCTTGGATCCGGCCTGGGCACTGGAGAGGATCTATCCCAAGGCCAGGCGAGGAGATCCGCTTCAGCGCTCACCTGGAGCCATATTGGCGGGATGATGGCTCGTACGACATCGGCCTGTTCAGATGCCGGAGGCTCGAATGAAACCTCTCCATCAGGTCATCGAGGACGCCGTAATCATCCGTGGCATCATCGACTATCTGGAGAAGTCTGTGGAGCCGGTCAGCTTGCACGAGTTGGCAATGACTCAGCACATCTCCAACGGCACCGCTCTGAGACTGTGCAGGATATTGGAGAAGGCCTCAGTTATCGAGCACCCGACAGTCACCAGGATTGTCATGGGGGCATCTCAGGAAGTCCCTCAACTGGCCTGGCAGCTTACCAAGAGCTTCTGGCTGGGCGGATGTGTGTACAACGCTGAAGATCTTGCGAGGGGGGCAGCATGACCAATATTTGCGACGGCCCGGGCATCCGTTTGACGCTGTCGAACGAGAATCCAGCGACGGAGGACCTCCTTCACGTCGAGTTCGCCATTCGAACTGATATCGGCGTCTTCCGGTTCTCCGGAGAGGGTGACCTGGTCGAACTATGTGAGTTGATCCCAATGCAGGTACAGAACGCCGGGACATTGTATAGCCTCATGAAAATATTTTCAGAAGAGGAAGCAAGATGACTGACGACCGCACCATGCCCCTCCTCTTGGAGGACCGGGATAGGCTGCTGGACGAGATTGAGAAGAGAGATATCAGGATTTCAGAGCTGGAGAGGGCGATCTCGCTCAGGGACCAGCTCATAGCGATAGAGGAGGAAGAAGATGGCAACAGACGTTGAATTGGCGCAAATAGGATACACATGCGAAGGGATGGGGCACATTTTGCAGGCCCATGGCATTTCCTCAGAAGCCCCAGCGGTTAGGCAAGAAATCGCCAATCTGATGAGGTTGACTGCGGACATGCTCGAATCACAAAAGTTTGATATTAACGTTCCAAAGCGGGCGAAAGCTTTTGCAGAGACAATGTGCGAACTGGGGGCCCAGCCATGAGCGACCCAATATCTGATTTCGTGGAGCAGTCCCATAACGAGCAGGGGCAGCGCGCCGAATTGAGGATGAGAAAAGAGATGGGCGGTGCAGGCTTCTGCATCCGGGCAAAAGGCGGAAAGAACGCCATCAAGCAACTGGCTGAAGTATTGAATGCCATCGATCTTGAGGAGGCCCGGCCATGATCCTGACCGAAGAGCAGCGGGCGGCCATAAAACTCGCGATGAAATATATAGCGCGCTGGCCGTTTGCATACAAAGAACTCCATGCCAGAGGAGTTCTCCAAGCCATGATCGATAGCAGCGAACATGTTACTGATCACACTAAAATGATAGGCTTCGATCTGGAGAAGGCGCGGGCGGCGGATGAGGCTTTGCCCTATCCACTGGATGCAAACGAAATTTGGGTCAGTGGCAAGGGACAGATGCATATCAACCCGCCAAATGCGCCGTCTATATTCTTTACTCTGTCCGATCTATGCGAGTTTCGCAATCTCTTTCATGGGCAGGCTGCCGAAATCGAGCGGCTGCGGGCAGCTCTAGATGAATCTGAACAGATATTGGCGCACAAAACAAAGACGGCGACCCATTGGTATGAGGAGGGGCTGAAGACAAGGGCAGATCTCGTACAGAGTAAGCGCGTCGTCGAACAGCAAGCCGCCCGGCTCAAGGAGCTTGAGTCGTCGCTGGACGAAGCCGAGGCACTGACCAAAAAGAATGCCGATCTGATGAACGCCTACCTGGCCAGGATTGCAGAGCTTGAGGATGCCCTGGTAGAAGGATTGACAAACTTCCTGCATTATCGTGCATCGTGTTACGATCCAGCACGCCGCTGCCCTTATGCGAAAGAATGTGATGATTGTAGCACTTGGGATGCTTGCGGGCATGTTGAGAAGTTCCGATCGGAAGCCCGCCAGCGGCTCCAGGCAGAGGGCAAGATCGGGCCGGATGCGGATGCCAAGCCGCGAGTCTGGCAGATCACGGAGGAGCGGAAGGCGGCTCTCTGGCATGCTATCAAAGTTCTAAAAGAGAACGATATCATGGAAGAACCCGAGGAGCACCTATGGGATGAGGAGGTTACTGTCCTCCAAGCCATGCTTACGGAGGCTGAGTAGATGGGCGCTTCCCACAAGTACCGGCCAAATCGGATAAAGAAGCACGAAGACCTCCACCGAGGCCAACCAGAGGACTATCCAAAGCTCCTGGCGATGCACCAAGAGGGCTATCTGAACAGCGCCATTGGCCGGGCATTCGGGATCAGCGGTACCCACGCGGGCAAGCTGATCAGGAAATATCAGGCGGAGGCGGGGTTATGATCACCCCCCACGCACAATGCTGCTGCTCAGATTGCGTAGCAATCAGACGGGCATTCGTCGCCCGCACCCATCCTCTCCTCCGGGCCAAGGCCGAAGAGCCCGGGCCCAGCCTGATCCCGGCTGACCAGGCTCTTGCCATGCGGCTGGAGGATGAGGAAGAGCTCGAGGGGATGCTAGCCAACACGAGAGCGGAAATCAAGATCCTCCGGGATTGCGCGGGGGCAAACGCATGACCGCGAAATGTGGGACGTGCTACTGGAATGTGACCTTGCCATCTTGCGCCTATTCCTACATGGCGCTCTATGGAGAGGACTGCGACGAATGGAGGCCAGCGAAGCTATACGAGCACGGACGGCCACGCGGTGGAAGAGGGGGGGGGGCATGAAAGACCTGCCGGACAATGAGCTGATCAAGCTCTACATAAAGGCCGCTGCAAACGAATCAGGCGACTTGCCGTTTGGGGCAGAAGCCCGGCGGAAAGAAGCCGGTGATGAGCTGCTGGCCAGGGGGATAACTGAGATTCGGCTGCCGGCGTTCGTGGACCCGTTCCCGGTGAAGGGCTCGGACGTGGGTGCCAGGAAGTGCGCAACAGTTTTTAGCAGGTCGGGGCGGTAGAGCATGACCGGAACCACGCCAATAGATACGATCATACAGGGCGATGCCCTCACCCGACTAAAGGAACTGCCTTCCGAGGCGGTGGATTGCTGTATAACCTCTCCTCCTTATTTTGGATCGAAACGTTTATTAAGTATGGCGGACCTATTACAAAACATGGTAAGAGATAATAAGGGGCGGTTCGTAAAGGGGGTGCGGTCGTCGCCGAATACCGAATTTAAGAAGGGGCAACACTGGAGAGAACCTAAGCCATATTGGGAGAAAGAATGGTTATATAATGAATACGTCGTAAAAGGCAGGTCACTTGGTGATATAGCAGCCGGTTTTGGTGTCACCGAACCCGCTATACGTTTTTGGGCACAAAAACACCACATTCGGACGCGGACGGTGTCAGAAGCACGCGACATCAAATATTGGGGGCTACCGGGCGAAAAAAACGGCATGTATGGGATACGAGGAGACAAAAATCCACACTGGCGGGGCGGAATCACCCCTGAAAGACAGGCGTTGTATTCTTCCACCGATTGGGCAGATTTAGTAAAGCGTGTGTGGGAAAGGGATGAAGCCACGTGCGGACGGTGCGGAAAAAGGTACAATGGGGAAAAGCGATTCCATATTCATCATATCACACCGTTTGAAAAAAAAGATCGGCGACTAGATATTACAAATTTGATTTTGCTTTGCGCGGGTTGCCACAAATTCGTACATAGTAAAATGAACATTGGCGGGGAATTTATAGATGAATAACCAGGTTCTGCAGGGGGACGCGCTGGAGGTATTAAAAACACTTCCGAGCGAGTCAGTTGATTGCTGTGTGACCTCGCCTCCTTACTTTCGGATTGAGAGACTATGGAGTAGATGGTCAGATCGGGCTGGAAGAAAGCCCGGAGGCTTATGTAAGCAAGCTTGTGGAGGTCTTCGGGGAAGTAAGACGGGTGCTGAAGAAGGAAGGGACGCTTTGGCTCAATCTCGGAGACTCTTATTCCAGGGATTTGGCTAAGGGAGGAAGTGGGCCGAACGGTAAGCACGATTTCATCCCCGATTATGGGAATGCTAGAAAGATAATGAGTGAGTCGAAAGGCTCTTCAGATGGTGGCGTGGGGCGAGCTGACCGTGCACCAGTACGGAACGGGGGTGATGGCCTCAAGCCCAAAGACCTGATTGGCATTCCCTGGATGGTCGCTTTTGCGCTCCGGGCCGATGGGTGGTATCTGAGGCAGGACATAATATGGTCGAAAAATAATTGTATGCCCGAATCTGTGACCGACCGATGCACCAAGAGTCACGAATACCTGTTCTTATTCGCGAAAAGCCAGCGATACTACTTCGACTCAGAGGCCATAAAGGAGTCTTCAGTAAGTGACCACCCATCAGGCAACGGATTCAAGCGGCCAGCTCGAGTATCCTACCAGAATCCAGACGGCACAGCTCGAGGGAATGATGAGCAATGGCAGGGAGTTGGAGGCAAGAGAAACAAGCGATCGGTCTGGCAGGTGAACACAGTCCCATATCGAGAGGCTCATTTCGCCACGTTCCCAGAGAAGCTGATAGAGCCTTGCATCCGGGCGGGATGCCCCGAAGGCGGAATATGTCTTGATCCATTTTTCGGGGCCGGCACCACCGGCCTGGTGGCGAAGAAGCTAGGACGGCGCTTCATCGGCATAGAGCTGAATGAGGCATATATAGGCATGGCGCAAAAGCGCGTCGCGGCGGTGCCGGCCAGGCTCGACCGTTGGGCGGAGGCGGACGCATGACCTGGGGGCACTGTGATTCCTGCCGGTGGCGATGGGTGCCAGTAGACACCATCATACAGGGCGACTGCCTGGAGGAGATGAAGAAGCTGCCTGACGGGTGCATAGATCTGACTGTGACCAGCCCCCCTTATGACAATCTCAGAAAATATAATGGGTATGTCTTCGACTTTGAAGGCATCGCCCAACAGCTTTTCAGGATCACGAAATCCGGTGGTGTCGTGGTCTGGGTGGTCGGAGATGCGACCATTGATGGATCGGAGACGGGCACCAGTTTTAGGCAGGCTCTTTATTTTAAGGAAATTGGGTTTAATATTGAAACTATGGTATGGGAAAAAACGGGGAGTGGGTGTTTAGGGAGCAGCAATTTCTATGGACAAAACTTTGAATATATGTTTATATTCTGCAAAGGGCAACCAAAAACAACAAATTTAATATGCGACAGAGAGAACCAATTGAAAAGCGGAAAAGTAAAAGTAAACGGTTCTCTGAAGTCTGATAAAACACAAACCACACGAATAATCGAACGCAACCCGTTTGGAAAGCGAAATAATATTTGGAGAATCGACACCCAAAAAAATAGTAGCCATCCCGCGCCCTTTCCCGAACAGCTCGCAGCCGATCACATTCTCTCCTGGTCCAATCCCAATGACCTCATCCTAGATCCCATGTGTGGTTCGGGGACCACATGTAAGATGGCCAAATATCATCAGAGGCACTTTTTGGGATATGACATTAGCGAGGAGTACTGCGAAATAGCCAGAAAGCGCGTCGCGGCGGTGCCGGCCAGGCTCGATAGGTGGGCGGAGGCGGGGATATGATCTATCTGGCTTGCCCTTATTCTCATCCGAACAAAGATGTGAGGGAATACAGGTTCAGGCACGCAAACCGGGCGGCTGCTAAGCTTATGAGGGAGGGGCATATCGTCTATTCCCCCCTATCTCATACTCATCCTATTGCCGTGGATGGAGATCTTCCTTTAGATTGGGCTTACTGGCAGTCGGTCGATGAGTTCTATATCAGGCTATGCGAAAAAGTGATAGTTCTGATGCTAACCGGATGGAAAAGCTCTAAGGGAGTTCAAGCAGAAATCGAGATCGCCCGGGCCTTAGACAAGCCGGTGGAGTTCATGGAGGCGGAAGGATGAC